TCGTTAAGGGTGTCTAAGTTAGCTGGCGCGTTATCAATGAGGTTTGCTACGGCTGTGTCAACGTAGGTCTTAGTGGCTGCGTCTGAGCCTTGCACTGGGTTAGATAGGCCCGTTATGGTTGCTGATGTGCCAGCGTCCATGTCTAATGAACCAGCGATAGTAACATGATTAAATGTGCTTGTGCCTGTGCTTGCTGTGACGTTACCAGCCACATCACCTGTCACTGCGCCTGTATGTACGCCTGCTGTGTTACCTGTGACGTTACCTGTTACTGCGCCAGCTATCGGGCCGACAAAGTTTGTAGCGGTAACTGTTGTTCCAACTACCGTAGAAGCAGAAGAAGCACCGATTTGCGTTCCGTCTACAGTGCCGCCATTAATATCAATGCCAATTACAGGCGTTGTTCCACCAAGTATGTTGTCAGTGCTTTCCCAGTTTCCATTCAGCTTAGTACCCCAGCTGTCGTCACTTGCACCGTTTTCTGGTTTTACAAATCCGTATACGGGTGTATTAGTATCAGCCATTTTTAAATCCTAGTATGAATCTATTTTCATTTTCATGCCAGAACCGCCTAACTTAGCCTTCTGACTGTCTTTATTCAAGTTTAACACAGCGGCATTGTACAATGATGCCCATAGTGTAGTCCTTTCATCGTCTTTTAAATACGGTGCTGAGTGAATCAATGTGCCGTATAGGTAAACGTCTGGTGCGTAAGTAAGTAGCCAATTGGCGGTGTTTGAGTCGCTAAGTGCCGCTGTGCGAGACTTATAGATAATGTCCAGAACATAAGCACTTGCTGGGCTAGGCTGCACTTCAATGTCATTACCACTGATTGCGTAGTATAACGGCCTGCCGCCTGCATTATTGCTCTCAGAGCGTTTCTTGGCAATCTCAGACATAGATAGCAGCGTTAACTCGCTTGTGCCGTCACCCTGCACTGTGAGGCGCACAGGCTCTAACCAATCTGTAGGCAAGGCTGTAAACTGTGAAGCAATGCTCAATGTGCTTTTAATTTCCATGCGCCAGTGTCTAACGTCACGGTTGATGTTTGATTCAGCCAAATGAATAAATGATGGCACTGTAGCAGTCAAATCATCACGGTTCAAAAAGTCGGCAACAGTAGTCTTTAGCTCTGCGTATGTTGTGATTGCCATCGTAATTCCTTTAAGTTATGGGCCATTATACCCTAAAGTATTCAATCATAGGTAATGCCATTAGATTGGCCCATCCATTAAGCCTTTTTTACTCTCTTCCATGACTTTATCTCCAACAAAAGCAGCAGTACCTATAGCACCCAATGGAATCATTAACTTCTTAGTTACATCAAGTGGATCAAATATAGCCGCCACCTTGCCAAGTTGTTTGTTATTCACATGATATCCACTATATCCTGCGTCATAAATGTTGCGCTCACCTTTAGTTACATCACCTTTTGCTGCTTTCCATAGCCCATCTGGATCTTTTTTAGCATCGTAAACTTGGGACGCATCAATCTGCGTTTCAACTTTATTCTGCCCTAAACCATATTCTTTTCTGTACGGGTTATCCGTAGCCTCTATTCCGTAGAAGCTTCTGTTAACGAAATCTGGGCTAGCTGATCTGTTGCGTTCTGATATAGTTCGTCCAGATAATCCTTTTCCATACCGATTAGGCTCGACACGCTCAATTGGTCTGGGCGAGTAATGTACAAGACGGAGGTTTCCTGCATCATCAATTGCTCCTTCAAGCCCTGTATTATCACTTGATCTAAGCTGATCGAATCTTTTTTGTCTAGCATATAGCTCTGGTGTCCCTTTTTCTGTTATGTAGTTAGGAAGATTGCCAACCTTCTGGTCTGCAAATATTGTATCCTCAATGACTGCTGATCTATTTTTAGCACCATCTGGGCCAAAGTTTAATAAACTATTCTGTCCCCTAGTCTCACTAGCCAACGCCCTTCTTGCTGGCCCTCTCATTGTACCAGCATGAGACAAGTAAGCGTTATCCTCACCAGCGGCCCTAAAGCCTGCGCCTGACTTGGAATGGCCTTGGAAGTCGTGTACTGCCCTAAACAAGTCATTGTATGTTGCAGGCTGCCCACTAATCATATAAGGCGATACTTCAAGTAAAGGATTTTGGCTAATATCAATTGCCTGATCCGCAGATCCGTAGCCTGCGTTAGTAGGGAATACCTTTAAACGCTTGTTTTCAATTAAATCAACTAAAGATTCATACGGGCTTGTTGGGTAAGGGTTTGTGTCAAATTCTGGCTTTATTCCCTGTTTAAGCATTGCTTCATACTGACCAATCAATTCTTTTTTCATCTGTGCATAACTGTCTGCAACAAATGGGTTAGTAGGGTCATGGGGCATAAGCTCGTATTCTTTAGCCGCTAATGCGCCAAATTCTGCGTCTATAGGGTTTAACTGATTAATAGGGCTGTAGGGTATGCCTGACTGTTGCGCGTAGTCTATAGCTGCTGCCTCTGCATCAGGGTTAGGGCCAATGTTAATTAATCCACGTTGGGGTATGTTAGCAGGCATGGGTGCGCCAGATAATGGGGCATCACCTATAGACGGAACATTAAACTGGTCTAGCAATCCCTTACTAGAATCATAGGCACGTTCACCAGCATCACCAACGGCCCTAATAAACTTTAGTATACCTGTTCCAACCGCCATTATAATAAACCTTTAACAAATTTTGATATTGGCTTGGCTGCGCCCATAGTCATAAGCTCTAATGTTGCAAGTGTTTTTAAAAGCCCACCCTCGAAACTGTCACCTCTTAGGCTTGCATCGTAGCCTTCTTTTGACATATCAACAACTTCTGTAGGTGACCATTCTAGCAAACCCCTAACTGCGTTTTGCCTGCGATTCCTAGCTGCCTGTGAAGTGCCATTATCACCATCAAGTAAACTTGATATGTAAGGTTCAGCAAATTCTGCTCCACGGTCTTTTAATGGAATCCATCGGTTAGGGTCTTGATTCTGTAACTGTGGGCCACTCTGTAAGCCTTGTTTTGGGTTAACGCCTAACTGAGTACCGTATTGATTTTCGTAATACTGCTCACTCTCAATCATATCCATAATATTAGCTGGCCCAGATTGCATTGAATCTGAAGCGTTGTTAATAACATCTAGCAAGCCAGTAGGTGTGCCATCAGCATACAGCTTATTACTACCAAATGCAGCAGCACCGCCAAAACCCAAGGCTGCAAGCGTTGCCATAGCGTTAGCGTCAATCTTAAAGCCCCTGTCCTGCAAGCTTCTAATCATTGGCTCATCAATTAATCCACCGTATATGTTACTTCTAGCAGATGCAGCTTTATCCGTCATGTCAGATAAATAGGCAAAACCGTCTTGTGGGCCTGATTTAAACTCACCTTTCTTGCCACCTTGTGGGTATTGGCTTGTAACATTCTGGTCTTGATCAAACACTGCCCTGTTGAATTTTCTTGGGTTAAGATCAAGTAGTGTAGGTATGTTATCAGTTTGATCAACTACACCCAAAGACTTTCCAGCGAAAGATGATGGATAAACAAGATTACCGCCTGTTGGATTAATGCCTTTTTCTAAGTCTAGCTGGCCTACGTTCTGGAAGCCCATATCAATACCTTTTAATTGGTCTTGATCTGATACAGCCAGCCTAGCTTGCCCTAACGAAATACCACCATCATTTCGATAGTTGGTATCCATAAATTTCATCAAATTTTTTCGTTGTTTGTCAGGTAGATTAGAAAATTGATTAATCATATCTGGATTATCTATGCCTACCCAATCAGGCATTACAGACTTCATTTTCTTGTCTAAATCTTTCTTGGCAGGCTTATTCATGTATTTACTAGCAAATGATAGCATTGCCTGACCAGTAGCGTGAGCAAAATCACCGCCTGATGGGGCCATTCTAAAAGGCATAAGCAATGGATCAATGCCGTACAAATCTTTTATTTCTTGAGCCGCTTTTTGCATATCTTGTATCGGCTTTACACCAGATATCCAAAGATCCTCATTAAACCCCATGAAGCCTTGACCGCCCGTAAGGTTAATAGGAATGTCTAACTCTTTGCCGCCTATGCCCGTCAACTTTCTATTTGCAGCCAGACGATCAGCCATCGTAGACATATACGGGTAGCCTTCAAGGTCTTGAAAAGCTAATCTAGGGAATTTATCATTAGGAACAACTAACTCAGTGTCGGGCCTATAAACTGGTGATTGTTTTTGATTGTTTGGAGCGCGGTAAAACCTTTTGTCAAATTGACCATCAACGTATTGCAAAAGATCATCAAAAGAATCCCCTAGTATTCCTGCGACTTTTTTAATTGGTGTTGTTTTAGCCATTACTTAGAAATCCGCTTCTTAACGGCTGCTGATAGGTCTTTCCTATGAAACAAGTCTTTGCTGGTGCTAGTGTGTTTAGCTCCCGTCATTGCCATGCCATTGGTTTTATGAATAGCACCCTTATGCTCAGTGCCGTTTTTTAAGTAATGCTTCACGCCTTTAGCCATGCTAGTAACCGCCTTTAGTCTTAGGCTTCTTAACGGGCTTCTTAACCTTCTTAGTTTTCATAGCAGTACCCTTAAATCCAATATACTCAGATTATAACACGATTAAGCCAAACCTTTAATACCCCTTTTAATCGGCCCAGAATGCTTCTTCTTGCGCCTTCCTAGATCGCCTGATGCGAATGCCTGTGCCATCTGTCTTAATGCGTCAGCGGCTTCTGAATGGCCCTCAGACTTATCAGGTATGTGCGACCATCGGCCTTCACTGTTTGACCATTTGCGTCTGTACGACTTTAGATGATCTAGCCCTTTAGCACATTTGACATCGTCAATGAAGATATAAGGGAAGCAATCGGCAGTCTGTTGTATACCCCACAGTAGTTCCTGAATTCGGGGTATAATGCGCCAGTTGGACGATGGCATCAGTTCTTTAAGCATCTGTTTGGGAGACTTGTTGCTAGTCTGGCCCTGACGATTATGATCGGCATCATGGGGTAGCCACATGTCCTCAAACACCAGATCAAGCGATTTGAGCCACTTTACGGCATGGCTGTATGGTTCTGACCATGCCTCATAAAAGTCAATACAGCGCAGTTCTAAGCCTACCTGTTGCACTACCCATATAGCTGTACCGTCACTACTTCCGATGTCGAAAAAGGCCATGCAAGGGTGTGCTTCTACGACAGGCATTCTACCAATGCGTCCGTCAATGTAAGCTTGATTGATTTCACGCAGCCAGAACGCACCCTCTGGATACTCTAAGAAGTCACCTTCCCAAACATGACCATAGGTGTCTGGCCTACGCTTTAAGTCCTCTTGACGCTCCTGCTCTAAAACTTTTGGGAACCATGGGTTATCCGACCAATTGACTTTAATTATGCGGCTATTCTCTGGAGCCTCTAGCCGTAGTCGTTTATGCGTTGCGCTGTCCTTAGATTCTGGATTCCATGTTACCCACACCTCTGAGCCTTCTTCACGCACTGTAGGCATTAGTTTACGCCATGCTTCTTCTGATACGCCTTCTGCCTCATCTATCCATGCAAGCAGCAGCTTGGCCTTAGATTTGATTGAGTCTAGGTTGTGTCGTAAACCAGCAAACACATACTTGATGCGTCCATCCTTTGATCTGATGTACCGTTCACCGATTTCGTAGTAATCATCAAGCCAATCGACTGACCTGATAGCGGCCTTGACTTCTTCTAACGATGATTCTTCTAACGAGTTAAGATGTTCACGCCCACAAAGGATCTGACCTGATATGCCTGCGTTGCCATAGCGGTATCCCTCGACTGCGCTCATCAGACTAAAGCTTCTCGTCTTACCACTGCCTCTTCCACCCCAAGCTGCGCGTAATCTTGCAGTGCCTTGAAAGATTGGTATTAACTTTGGTGGCAGTTCTATCTGTCCGACATTCATTCAGTGTCAAATTCTTTAGCGACCAGTTCTATCTTAGACTTAGGAGCCATTGAGCCATCACTGCTGATCTGATCTACTACACTCTTTTCTGACAGGCCATGCTTACCCATTAGCAGCTTAACTAGGTTAGCGTTTAACTCGCCTCCTAGCCCACCATCCATAGCCACTGTGAACTGTGTTAGTTTTACTTTAGCTAATATCTCCGAAAACTCATCATGTTTCTGCGCCCAATCGTACAACGTAGATTCACTAATATCTAAACTCAAGCACAAGTCCTGATGGCTTGGAATCAGTCTAGTATAGGTATTTAGGTATTCATTAGCTTTTACTAATAGATCAGGTGTGTACTTTGTTGGCCTTGCCATGACTGTCTCCGATTACGGGTGGACGTAACTTAATAGTTTATTATACCACTAGTTTACGATAATCTTCTATCGTTAAACCCAGCAACTTCGCATCTTTGTAATCACTAACGCCAGTTCTGGCCTTGTAAATGTTCCTACCACGG